TTTCAGCAGGTGTTAAATTGCTGTCTGCACCTGTCGCATAACCGCCATCGTACCAATCCTGTTTTTCGTTTCGCAGTCTTTGAAATTCTTTTTCGTTATCTTCCCAGCTCATTTAATAATCTCCATTCATAATCTCATCAAGATAGCCGCCGTTGACGTTGCCGTCGCTGCCGTCAAAGTATGTTACGTGATACCAATCGTCAGCAATTTTTTCAGCTCTGGCTATACCTGCTTTTGCTAACAGTGCGCCACTGCCGCTAAAAGTTTTTGTGCCCCATAAGAAGCTCGGCTTTGTTACGTAAGTACCAAAAGTTCGGGTAGTTATAGCTTGCTTCATAGCGTCAACTAATACTGATTCATCCGGGTTCATGCCGTTGTGTTCAGCGCGGTACGTACGTACCCACTGTTTACCGTATATCTTCAGTCCTTGTTTTACTTTATCGTTAGAAGAACCACCCATTACGTACTTACAAAGGCCGTCCCAATCATACGCATATTCGCCTGCGCCACTCAACCAATTATCATAAGACTTATCTAATGAATTCATATCAGAATTAGTTGCTCCGTGACTTCTTGCAAAAGCTAAAAACTCTGCCTTAGACTTAAACCCGCCTGCTTCCAGCATAGAGATTACTGCCTCTTTGCCGTCACTGCCAAGTTTGGCTATGCCTTCACGTCCGCCGCTACCGCCGCTTCCGCTTCTGCCTTGCGGTCCGTATATTGCCGTTACCGCATTACGATATGTTACGTACTTGTCGGGGTCACTGCCTGCTTGATTAGTAGCCCACGCCATAGCATCACTATAGCTTGTGCCGTTATTAAACATACTAAATAATTCACTCTTTATTCCTTCAAAAAGTTTGTTTTTCTTATAAGTTTCTATTCTGTCATGGTCTGCCTTAATAGTGCGGTACTGCTTTATAATGCGGTCTTGCTCATCCTGGCTCATGCTGCGTGTGCTGCGCACGCTTCCTGCTCTGTTGGTAACACTCTCTGCGTATTCTTTGATACTAGGCTCATTCCCATGTTGCGGTGTGTCCCAAGTATTCCCCCATACATCCGTTGTTTTACCGCTCACCCAGCGTTGTGCATTAGTTTCTCCGCTATACCATGCTACCGCCGCACCTGCTGCACCGTATTTATCATAGTATTGTTTTAACTTAAAGCGTGCGACTTTTTCTTGATTTTCCGGTGTCATTTCTGCACCTGCTGGCAAGCCTGCTTCTTGGCTCCAACTAGGCCAGTTACTAGGCAAAATCTGATATTTGCCGCTTGCACCGGTGCGGCCATTCTTGGCGTTATAATTGCCGCCGCTCTCTTGAATACCGAAAGAAGTTAGCAAATTCTCAAAATCATTACCGCTTTCGCTGCCGCTAAATCCTTTCATGCCTTCAAGTTCTTTGCGTACTGCTTCTTCATTGTCGCCATATTTAGCATACAAATCTTTAGCGGTATTTCTTTCAAAAGCGCTGCTCTCTTTATCGTATGCCACCTTTTCAAAAGCAGCTCGCTGATTGGCAGTCAGATAACTACCGTACTTATCCATGATGTTACGCATAGTGCCATAATCTTCGTTGGTGATACTTGCGCCGACGGCACTTGCTACCACCTGCCCGATGTTGGCTCTGCTTTTAGATTCGATAAACTCTGCGCCACGCTTGCCATATATAGCGCTTGTCAGTAACTGTGTACGAATAATCTCATCTTGCAGTGCCTGCGGATTATTCCAGTTCTTCTGTACAAACTCGCAGGAGTTCTGAATATTATTGTCATAGCGTAAATCAGTGACTGCTTCTTTTTGCTTCTGCTCGTATTGGTCGACAGTCTGGAAGCCTTGCTGTGCGCTCTGATACATTAAATGGTCTAATGCAAGCTGATTCTTTTGGCTGTGCAGTTTGGTATTACTTAATACATCCTGCCTTGCCTTATTTATCTGCTCTGTGTAGCTTGCGCCTGCGCCGGCAGTGCCTTCTAATTTCGTATTCATAAGGCCGCTTTCATCGTTGTACATGATGTTATAGCGGCTCTTATTAAATATATCCATAGCGTTAAGGATAGACTGTTTGTCCTCATCCTCTTGCTGTGCTTCTACTGCTACCGCCCATTTGTTGGCGGCACCGGCAATAGCGGCAAGTCCTTTGCCGCCGCTGCCATAAGCGTTAAGATCACTCGATACCTTGACAGTCGCACCGCCGCCGGCACCTAAATTGACGCTGCCTTGATAACCTGCAATCTTCATACTGCACCTCCCTTACCAGTTCCATTTAGTAAAGCCTGTATTATCCATGAACGGGTTATTCTTCTTTGCCTGGTTGTAAAGATTGAAGCCGTTCATATTGCTAGCAGGAAGATTGAAATCACTGTTAGCATCGTACCATTCATCACCGCTTACTGTAGTTGTTCCCTTGCTGCCGCCAATCATGCCTTTAGAGTAAGCGTTCGCCGCCGCACCTACAAGCGTACTAAACATCTGCATTTTGCCGTTGGCTTTAGCGTTCTTCGCCGCCGCATTATATGCGCTTGCCTGGTTGCGATAATTAACCTCGTTTACATAAGTGCTCCACGCATCATTACGCTGATTCTGCAACAGATTCATACTGTCTTTTTTGTAAGCGTCCTCACTGCTTGAAAGAATATCGCTGACACTGCCGCTGCCGGTTAGCCCGCTGCTGCCGGCCGCCGGCAGTGCCTGCCCTCTTGCAAGCCTCATTCTATCGTTGAGTTGGCTTTGCTTCTGCGCATACGCTTCTGCCTGCTGCTCACGTTGGCGGCTCATAATAGCCGCGTTCTGCTGTGCAGCCTGCGCCTGCGCTTTATATGCCTGCTCCTGCTGTTTGGCCTGCTGATGTTGTCCGCTTAACTGCATAACAGTTTGCAGACCCATTAAGATTCCAAGTGTACCCATTACGCTCACTCCCCTCTATATGGAATATAAAACTGATAAAACTTTTTGCCGTCCCAACCTGTTTTAGGCTCTACCAAAAATACCGCTCCCAAGTGTCTTAAATAGTTAATGCTAGTGCGGTTCTTCTCGTAGACGATATTGTGCAGCAGTCCATGCTTGCGTACCCATTCATTCAGCACTCTTTTTGCTTCCTTGAAAAGCAGGCTCTTTGTGTACCCGTTGTAAAGTTCGTTCGTACCTACCATCCAGATTCCGCGCCCCGGTGCGCCCCATTCCATAACGCCCTTGCCGAATATCGCAAGCAGTTTTCCGTCCTCACCACGGTATACCCTTGTTTCTTCGTCAAGCTTGATACTGCCGATAAGCACGAATACCGGGTCACTGCTTGCTTCCAAATCTTCCTTATCGTGCGGCCGTATATCTTGCATAAGTTCTTCAATCAACGGCACAACATTTTCTTTTGACTTATTATCAAGGATTTCAACAGTCCACTTCTTAGCCACCGAAAGACACCTCCCGCACTACCGCCAGCAAGTTAAAAGGATATGGCTCATCCGTAACGATAATCACTCTGCCTTCGTTGTTAAAGCCGCCAATAGGCAAAGTCATATGCTTGTCGCCGGTAAATAATTTAATATCGCTCACTGCGTTCTGTTCGTCAAAGTTCATCAAGTCCATAGTATTTATATCCGGACCGACCATACCGCCAAGAGAATTACTTAAGCGCAGGATGCAATTACTAATCTGCTTTTTGCGTCCTTGCATAGTGCCGTCGCCCGTCCTAATTTCGACGTTTGGCAGTTCCACGATACTCCTATAAGGCAAGCCAATAAAAGCGTGTTGTACGGCCGCTGGAAGCGTCACAGCGCCGTCCTGGCTTACTGTCAGTCCGCTATACATTCTTCCGTCACCGATAACAGTAACTTTTTCGCCTGCCAACTCTGCCGCATCAATCTCTGTTTCCCCACTGCTCTTTTCAGCAGTGCTATACTCAATAGCATTATCAAGCATAATATAATCGTCTGGGTTATTGCTCTTTGCAGGATTCTTTGCCAGATACTCGATGTTGCGTACCGTCACGCCGTTTATCTCTCGCTTTACTACAAGATAAATAATATCTTCGTCGCCTTCCTGCACTGCCGCCACTGCTTCAATCTTGCCCTGCGTTTCTATCGTCGACCAAGCATATACTTTCTGTTCCATGATGTAGGATAAGCAAGCCATAGTCCCGTCACTTCTCACAAAATATATAGTGCTGTCGGGTTCCTGCTTATATGCACTGTCGACAATCTGTACATTCTCTATGATATGCTTTGCTAGCAATGTTAAGTCATTGCCGCCGTAGCTGTCTGTTTCATAACTATATGCCATATCCCTTACAGTGCTTCCACGTCCTTGTACAAACACGATTCTGCCGCCAATCATCAACGGCTCAACAGTGCTGCATCCACGTGTAGTCTGCATTTTGGGAACGGCTTTAGATGGTGTTACAGTATCGCTGCCACTTACTGTCCATTCGTTGCCGGCAGTCAAGACGATTAAATCGGTACTTGCTATCAAGTGTAAAATCTTAAACTGTTTGCGGCTTACAAACGCAAGTGCTACTGCGCTATCATCGGTAACAGTGCCGCTTGCTTTTTCTACGCTGAAATTGCCGTAGTCACCGGTTCTGCTCATCCATACCATGTAAGGCTGCTTCTTCGTGCCGCCAAAACATAGTCTGTCCTGGAAAAAGCAAAGTGTTTGCGGGTAGCCAAATTCTTCACTCCATGCGCCCCATAAGAAATTAGTTGTCATATCCGTTGAGCCAAGTTCTTTTTCAACATGGGCTTTAGCTGTACTGTCGCCAGTGATTTCAGTAAGCTTTACAACGCCTTCCGCATTGTAGGCCATTGCTGTTAAATCAACAGTGCAAGTACCACTACTGATAGTGCATACCGCTCTTAAAAACACCGGCTCTGTTACACTGCCGCTTTCAGACGGATTATAGTCGTCCTTAGAAGTATATTTCCTGTATTCCTTCCAACTTTCGCCATCGTCACTCTTTTCTATAGCAAAACTGCCGCTCCAGGTCCCGTGACTGATAACCTTCCAATTTTCACCTACGCGCACTCTTTCAGTAGTGCCGTTGCTGGTTGATACAGTCTTGCTGGCAATCTCTTGTTTAAGTTTGATATACGCACCAGGCTTACTGCTAGCAAAAATATTCTTGTTGCTCGTCAAGGTAATATCGCCTTGCGTTCCCGAAGGTGTCAATTCTTTATTGCCAGTATAAAGAATTTTTACCCAGCCATTAGCGCCCGCTTTACCAGCATTGTCTTTATATGTAGTACCCGCAATACCGCCAATACCACCGCCGCCTGCGCCGTATGTTGCGCCTTGCGTGCCCTTTGTGTTTTGATAACTGCCGTCAATAGCTTCACGGCTACCACCGCCGCCGCCCGTGCCGCCTCTGCCAATCAAGCCACACGCCGTACTATTGCCGCCGTTGCCGCCACTAGAAGCTGTTCCGTAATCGCCTTTGCCGCTTCCGCCAGCGCCGCCGCTACCGACTGTGACCGTATAACTTGTATCTTTAGACAACGTGACTGTTTTTATTATACGTTCGCCATTGCCACCTGCGCCGCCGCCAACACAATAGCGAGAGTATCCATGCTCACGCGGTTTTGAATATTTAACGCCGCCACCGCCACCGCCGCCTGCACCGGCTATATCAATCTGATATTCACCGGTTACAGTCGGCTGAAATTGATAAGTGCCAGGCACTGTATAGCTTATGCCGCTATAATTTTCAAGTGAGGTTGATTCGTCGAAATACATATCCGTAATTTCAAAATCAGCAAACCACCAGTCAGTGTCTGAATATCTTGCAAGCTGTTTTACGGGGTGTTTGCCGCTGGCGATAAACATAGTATCTGCGCTTTGTACAAATCTCAAATCTTGCAGCATATCTGCCGTGTATGGTGTTACGACTTCTATGTTTATATAAAGTCCGTTCTTATGCACTCTTATATATTTTTCGCCAATCTCCAAAAGATAGTCGGTATTGTCTGCGCCGTTGAACGGTACCAGGATGCACGCTTTGTCACTATACTTTGTTCGTGCCATATACTTCATGCCCGGTCTGCGATAAATAGGGCCGTGCGGCTTGATAAGGCAGTTATAGGCTTGCAGGACCGCAAACTGATACTTATCTAAATCGACGCGGTTGGCAACTTCGGCGCTGATTTCGCCGCCGGTAAACGCAGGCTGCAATAAATAATAAGGTGTTAACCCACTAGCCATAATTACGCCCTCCCGTCAAAGTATTTGCTCGGGTAGTCTGGCAACTCTTTCTTTTCGCTTGCCGTGGTATACTTCGCTTTCTGTAATGCCGCCATTGCAAGCTGATACTGTGTCTGCTGCAAGCCGCTGTTGCCGGACAGTTGTACGCAGATATTAAACGCCAGCATATGAGTAAACGCGCTCAAAAAATCACTTGAAAACATTTCCACATTGTCAACGTCATAGGTATATTCAAGCCACGCAGCAGGGATATTGCAGCCTATACCAAGCACGTTGTCACTTGCCATATATAAGTCCCACTCTTCCTGCTGCTGTTCGCCTGCCCTTATCATTGCGCCGGTGTCAGCGTCAAATATCTTGCGCACAGCAAGGCACTTTTCGGGGTAGGCGTAAACGTGGGACCAGTACGGAGATTCGATACTAAGTTCTGCAAGCTTGCTCACGCGCTTTGCAAATCCCCAAGTGTAGCTTCTTAATAACTCTTTGCGGGTAGGCTCATAAAACAGTTTGCACTGTCTGGCCAACTCCGACTGCTCATCTATATTGCTTATACGCCCTTTGGCGATATGAGCCAGCGCCATATTACATACATCGGTAATGTTAAGCATTTTAACTATTCCTCCTTGATTATTAAAAAAGGGAAGAGCTTTCGCCCTCCCCTTAAAGTACCAAATCAGCCCGGCCAGTTCGGAACAGTTTCAGTCAAGCCAGCAGTCAGTTTGCCGCCGCTTGCGCCGCTTACAGTCAGTCTGGAAAAAGCCTTCATGCCATACGGCAGTTTTGCTGCAACCAAAATGCCCTTTTTGCTGGCGGCAAGAGTATAAGTCGCAACAACGGTTTTAGTGCCGAAGCTTTCGCTGTCAGAAGTTTCCAACGCCGCAGTGGCCGCAGTGATGGTACCGCTAGTAGCTAAGGCGGTCGGCGCAGTAATAACAAGAAATAACGGGTCAGCCGCATCACCGCCGCCAACGTTCGCAATTACATTGCTGGTCAAGGAATTATCCATGTACATATTTTGCTGGTCAAAAATCATTGTTATTCACTCCTTCCGGTTACACGACTGCCGCTTCGGTTTCGCTTTGGCAGTCAAGTTTCTTAATCTGAATACCTGCAAGGTACAGTTTAGGCGGCGCGTCCATAAAATCTTGGCGGGTAACATGAACATTGTTCTTGTTGTTCAAATAGCACTCCAGCCAAGAGTATACGCCGTCAGATACATACGCAACCGGCGCTTTCGGGGGTTGGAGAGGGTTCTTTGCGAAGATGAATTTATTCATCAGTTCGCGTTGCGCACTGTCAGTCAAAGAGTTAAGCTTTTGGACATCAATGTTGCACACGCGCACAATAGAACGAACATTTTGTACCGCCAAGCCACACTTCCAAGAGTACAAAGTCTGCAATGCACGGAACGGCTTGTTGTTCTCATCGTATACGTCGCTTTCGCCCAAGTCCTCAGTTTTCAAGCCTGCCTGGGTGCCTTTAGGATATACACCCATTACGCGGCGGTCGCCCCAATCTACGAAGTAGATAGAAGCATTAGTGTTAGTACCAGGAGTACCCGCGGAAATCACCTGGTGGCCCGGAGTGCCTTTGCCGCCGTCGGTCAAAGTATTGTAGCGTACCGCAATACCATTGAAAGTGTCCGGGTCTTCGTCCAAGTTGCCGTACAAGAATTGACGTGCGACGTATTGGCCCATGCCTTCTACGTGTGCATCATCCTCTGCCATGCGGAACGCCTGCGGATTCGGTTTACCGGAAAGCAGTTCAACGTCCACGCAGGAACGGTCCTCCAAGTGCATACATACATCAATGCGCTGCTTTACAGTGCCTTTAGTCGGAGAAGTACCGCGGTTAATACGACGGATAGACGGAGAAGGCAAACTAGCGCGAATAGTAGTTTTAGTACCAATCGGCAAATCGCCCTCCATCCACTTAATATCTTCCATAATCGGATTAGATTCGTTAAGTACTTCCATGACGCGGTCAATAGCGCCTTGCGGAGTTAAGTACTTTCGTAAGTCACTCATAGTTTGGGAGTAACCAATAGTAGCCATAATTTCATCATCCTTCCTGTTTTTTAATTAAAAGTTAAAAATTATTTGTACCTGCTCCAGTCGGTTTTCGGGTACATGTTTGCGGCAACGCCTTGTGCAGTGTTTAAGCCTTGCGCGCCGTTTTGTGCAGCCAAGCCGGGGTCCTCGCCAAGCAGTTCGCCAAGTTTCGCAAATGCTCTCACGATAGCAATTTGATTGCCTGCGCCGGTAACTTCCAATGCTTCACGCACATTCAAGCCTGGATACATTGCCTCCAATTTGCGGCAGGCAGTATCACAAAGGCCCTGTACTTTGCCCAAGTCTGCGCCCAGTGCTGTTTTTGCTTCGTCGCCCCATTTAGCGATTTCCTGTGCGCGGAGCTGTTCCACGCCTTGTACTACACGGCTTGCATACTCTGTGCCGTACTTTGCAAGCGCTCTTGCCTGGTCATTGCTAAGGTTCATGCCCTTAATAACATCCACAAAGCGTCCTTGCTCATCAGCACTAAGCTCATAGCCTTCTGGCATCTCTACTCCTGCAAAGTCATAATTCACTGTGCCGGGCTGCTGTTGTGTGCCTTGCCCATTACTTCCGTTTCCTGCAATGGTGCTGGAAGCACTTGTATTATTAGTTGCATTAGTAGTAGCCGGTTCTGTCTGTTGCTGTTGTACTGCGGCGCTAGGTTCAGCCTGCTGCTGTGCGCCTTCGCCGTTTACAACTGCGTTTTCGCCGTTCTCGCCCATTAGTTATTCCTCCTTGTTGTTATCTACATATTCCACTGCCAGCTCTTGCAGCTTTAGTTGGAATTCTGCATACTCCATTTCAGCCTGCTGCTTTAGCTCTATGCCTTGCAGCCCAAGGGCTAAAATACTTTTGATAATGCCTAAGCCTACGTCGCGACGGCCTTCGTTATAGAAAGTCTTGCTGTTGCCGGTAAAGCACATAGAGTTGACTTTGGTTACATCAAGCATACGCATCAAGAACCAGCGTCCGCTTTCACTCCCCAGCAAGTCGAGTAGGGCTTCTTTGTCCCTTCTTGCCTGCTCTCTTACCATGTACTCTGTCAGCAGTGCTTGCTTTCTATCCTCGCCGGTATTGGATTTATATTTAAACTGCTCGCTCATTGTTCCCAACCTCCCGGCACGCCTAGCCAGCTTGTAATAGCCGGGTTAGAATCATTCGCCGCCGCAGTAAGATTTTTGGCCGCCTCTGCCGCAGGAGCCGCAGCCTGTGCCATTGCCAAGCCTTCCTGCATTTCCTGCTGCCGTTGCATTTCCTGCTGCTCTTGTTTGAGCATCTCTTGCACTTCTTCATCACTGCGCAATGCCATTGCAGGCACGCCAAGCATTTCAAAGTATTTTGTAATAGCACCCAACGGGTTAATCTTCTTCGTAACTTCTGGCCATACTTGCGCCATCTGTCCGGTCTGTGCTATCGCCTGTTCGATATTCACAAGCCCGCTCATCTTCTGCGCCTGCGCCAACGGTGAAATATAGTCCACTTCTACATCTTCTTCACTCAAAAGGTCTTGCAGTTCTTCCGGCACCGGAGGAAATCCGCCGCTTCTGTCGATGATGTTATACACACGTTGAAGAATCAGTGTTAAGAATTCATCCTGCAATCGCTCAACCACGGGGCCTAGCTGTTGCAGTTTTTCCTGCGTTCTCTCCATAACCTCTCTAGCAGTCATGCGGCTATTATCAAGGTTATCTAACATCAAGAACAAATCAGCACTGTATGCTCTCTTTATAGCATCCTCAACGCGAATAATTTCTTCCTGCGCGTCCTTTAAGTCAAGGTCAACCGCGAACAAAGGCTTAACCATATCTTGCGTCTGATCATCTACGGCTGTTAGACCGCCCGGCATCCAGTTAATACCGCCGTTATTCATAAGGCTTGGACTGCCTTGCATCGGCGGCTTTATCTTTAACTCTATTGCTGTGAGATAATCTTTTTTCAGCAGTTGCAGCATTTTGCTGTCGCCTTCTGCAAACCACGCAGGACCTCTTGCGTATGCCTCATTGCCGCTGACAAGATAACGCGCTACCGGTACTGCTTCTTCTTCAAAGCCGCCAACATACAAGTATTCGTCACTCTCTGACTTTTCCAACCAGTACACGCTTCTATACGGCATGTTCAGTCTGTCCATGTAGCCAGGCAGTTTATCGCTGTTAGGCTCTACCATCCAGCAGACTTTATACTTCTTAGTAAGATTGGTCTGATTGTCTAACAGTCCTTTCAGATTGTCTGGCAAAGCGTCTACGCCGAAGCAGTCCGCTAGCTGCTGCAAAGTCATATCGTACTTTCTTGCAAAAGTAGTTACCTTGCCGAAGCCGTCTGCTTCAAGTGCATAAGTACCGATTGTCATTGTCTGGAACCGCACGCCGTTTTCTGCGTCGTAGAATATAGCCATCGGGCACTGTCCAAAAGGCAATTCCAGATATACAGTATGGATGCTGTTATAGAAGTTGCTCTTTGCAAGCACGCTTGATACAATCTCTTGTCTTGTGTCAAGCACCTTCATAGCCTCAACATTCGTATTCAGTTCCGGCCGTCTATATGCAAATCTGAACCACTGGCGGCTCGGCGGTGTAAGTCCGCTCATAACGCCTGCGGCGAATACCTGCGCCGCTCTCCAAGCTACCCCGTGCACAATCTTTAAGTCACGTCTGCGTGCGGGATTGGTCTTGTCTGCCGTATTGTCAAACTCACCGACAAACGGAAGCTGATAATCTCTTATCTCTTTCCATCTGTCCTCCCAATCTCGCCTATCTTCGTACATGCTTTTAAGCTTACGCACCAAACGTTGGCGGTCCGGCAAGTTCTTTTTCAGCGGCACCCCGTCACTAGGAAGTGTTCCCTGTGGCTTGCTCGCCGCTATCGTTTGAAAGTTCATAAGCTGTTACCTCTTAGCCTAAAGTATTACGGCCGCCCTCGCCGCCACTAGCAATAGTGCTTGTCTGCGTAGATGCAAAGCCTTTACGCTTCTTCTTGTTACTGTCGCTGCCGGTCGCAACTTCGCTGCTTGTCGCAACGGTAGTCGGGGCCGGGTCCACCTTCTCAACAGTCGGCATGTTGCCGCCACCGAATAATTTTGCAATACCACCCATTTTTAAACCGCCTCCATAATCGAATACTCCGTGTTGCACATTAGCTTTTTAGGCTTTCTATCATCAAGCCCTAACTGTCTTAACGGAACGTTCCTTGCAAATGTTAATACTAGGCCGTCTGCAAGGTCTGGGGAACGTCCTAGTTTTTCTTTTATTTCTTCTTTAGGCGTTAACATTAAACGCCCATTCTTAGAATACTTATAGTGAATGACTGCAAGTTCTTCTCTTAGCCCCGGTTCTTCCGGCAAAGCGCCGCCAGCCTCTATCCACTCTTTCAGTTTGAAGTACATCTCTGCTCTGATGTTCTCGTATCGCTTATTCTCTATCGCCGCGCCTTGAAATGGTATCTCTCTTAGCGCCGTGTACCCCATCTGCCGCAATCTGTCGACTACGCCAGCGCCCATGTTGCCAACGTCTATAAAGGTCATATCTGCTTTATTTTCATCCATTGCCAAAGCAATATAATCTGCTGTCTGCATCGTATTCAGCTTCTTATACACTCTCGGTCGTGGATATACCATTAAACCCTTACGCTGCCATATACACGTTCTGTCATCGCCAAAGCGTGCTATATCTGCGCCTTGCACCAGCGGCATATCATAGGGAATATCCTTTTCCGTCAACTCTCTATTGAAAGCCCTGTCTAATTCTTCCAGACTGAAAAGCTCATTAATCGCCGATACGCTAAAGTCACACAAATACTCTTGTCTGAATTCTACCTCCGGCATATCCTCTTTCAGTTCTTCTATGCTCTTTGCGTCTATAATGCCGCTATCGTACACGTTCGACAAATACGCAAAGTAACGCTTATTCGTCTTGGCCTTCTTGTACATCTCATAGAAGTTGTTCTGCCCCTTGGGTGTACCGATGAAATAGCAATAGCCTTTTCTGTCGCCGTTCTCTATCGCAGGTCGGATTATCTGCGTCCACATCTCCGGCTTCATATCCGAATACTCGTCAAGTATTACGCCGTCCCAATATGTACCACGCAATGCGTCGGGATTGTTTGCACCAACGATATATATCCTCGCACCCTGTGCCCCAGGTACTTTACTAGGGAATTCAACATACTTTTTAGTTTCGTTCACCTTAATGCCTTCTATGACGCTTGTGTAATACTTCAATGGGCCCCATGCAATAATTTCCATCTGTGCACTGAACGGACCTACCAAAGCATACTGCGGGCTGATTAAGTCACTCTGTAAAGCATCCCTTATAAGATGATTCACCATTCCGATGGTCTTACCAAAGCGGCGGTGTGCTACGATTACTGCAAAGCGGTGTCTGCTTAATTCCTTATGCAGTACCTTCGCCCATGCAGGTCGTGGAGTATATGGTATCTGTATTACGTTTTCCATGTTTACCCCCTTGAAAAAATCGTTTTGGTAATTTTTGGTATTTACCTCCCCCAGCGGCTGCGAAATTTTTGGGCCCCACCCCCACTCAACGCCAGAGGAAAAGGCAAGAACCAAAATCATTTTTTTGTGAAAACCCAGGGAAATCACCAACGCCAGCGCCGCCAAACAACCAATCAGAACCCACGCCAAACAAAAACAAAAACGTGGTAGGCCTGCCGCATGAGCCACGCAGGAACGGCCGCAACGTATGCCAGGCGAATGCCTGCCGCCAGCATCTGGAATCATCAGCACAGCCGCAGCAGCAGGATAATATTTTACGTCCGATAATAAGGATTATGTTAAAAGCTCTATCTATGTTTATGTTTTGGTAGCATCTTCTGAACAATCGTTTACTATCACAGCATCGTCAGCCGCGCCCCAATGATACACAGCCGGGCCCTTGTTGGCGTGCGTCTGCTTGTCAAACGCGCCAATACTATCAGCGTACATTTTAGAGGCTGCTAGCCGGTCCTTATTGCTGGCCTTGTTATCAGTCATGATTTTTAACCAATAGGCCTGCAGGTCCTGCACAGCCAGGACGGCTACGGCCGCCCCCTGCTGCTTTAGCAGCGCCGCACAGTCCTCTAACGTCTGCGGCGTCGTCGCTATTGCCGGCGGCCTGCCTCTTGTCGGTGTATTTGTGTTAGCTAATAAACTTTTAATCTTAAACATCACGTCACACTTTTGTTGCAACCCTATATAATATATTATTAATATCAATCACAACAGATTTTGTAAACATCAATAATATAAATGCAATCAATAATCTTTATTTGCAAGAATCCAACAATAAAAAAAGATTGACAAATAAAAACTGTCAATCATCGATAAAATTATATTAATTATCTTGTTTTGAATTATATACCCTAAAAAATGCTATTAAGTCAATGACACATTATTATTTTTTTGTGAACTGTCTTAACATATTATAAATGTTGCTAAATAAAGAAGAACGGCCGCACGCTGAACATCTGCCAGCGTGCGACCGTTGCTATCCTCTTATAATGTTGTTATTTGGCTTGCGCATCATCTGCGGGGCTGCCGTCGCTATCAGCTGGCGGCGCGGGGAACGTCAGAACGGCGCGCCCGGTATCATCTACAAACGCCAGGCGAACGCCGCAGGCCTGCGCTATCCTGGTTAAATCCTGCGCCGTGAACGAATCCCGGTTATATTTGTTGCTTATCGCCTGCGGCCGTGCCAATCCGCACGCCTGCGCCAGGTCCGCGCGGCTCAAGCCTGCGAGCTGCGCCGCCGCCTTGATTGTCGGTGTAATCATGTTGCTATACCTCCTTAACTATCTTATCTACATTATATACTCGCCGCGAGTTTTTGGCAACTCAAAAAAAAATAAAAAAATCTCAAATTGAGTATTGACAAGATACTCAACGCGAGTTATAATAGACTCAAGAAGTCAAGGAAAGCACTCAATTAGAGTGCTATATTTAGGAGGTTATGAAAATGAAATTATTTATAAGCATTATCCTAGGCGGCGGTCTGCACGTCGCCTTGACGCAAACCGCCGCAAACCTGGAAATGTATCAAATTGCGGACATTATCGCCGCATTATAAGGAGGAAAGAACAATGACGCAAGAAAAGATTTTAAAATTAGCCATTAGAGAAGCTAGGAACGTTTGGGGGAGATGCTACGAAAGATTGGAGCGACTGCCCGGCAATAAAATTGCTGCATACAAAGAGCACCAAGCATGGGCGGAATTAATGGAGCTTGAAAAAATGCTCCAGGAAATCACCAAAGGTTAAAAGCTGACGGCGGCCCCCGTTGGGGCCGTAAAGCTGCCAGGCAGAAGGTCCGAAGCCCTAGCCACAGCCGAAAGGAGAGAATAAGAAAATGACTTTTGAAAAGTATAATGCGAACCCCGAAAATAAAAATATTGGTGATTGCTCAATTAGAGCAATCTGCACGGCAACCCCGTTAACCTACCAGCAGGCTAAAAAGCTGCTGGAAACAAAGGTATTTGAAAGCGGCGCTGCATGGAACACCGTAAAGAACATCACCGCCGCCCTGGCTGACCTGGGAATTGAAGTTAAAGCCGCCAGCCGCGAAACAGTCAACAGCTTTACAAAGCATTGCGACGCCGGCGCTAGCTACGTTGTTTTTGTAGCAAAGCACGCCGTAGCCGTTGTTAACGGCGTTATCTATGATACATGGGACAGCAGCCGCCGTTTTGTAAAGCTGGTTGCCAAAGTCAGCCGTGAAAAATTTGACGAATTGAAAGCCAAATACAACCCGGAACCTAAAAAGGAGGAAAAGAAAATGGACTGGAAAAAGATTTTTGCCGCTTGCGAAACAATCGAGGAACTGAAAAAGGCGTTTAAAAAAGCCTGCATGAGTTGCCACCCCGACAAAGGCGGCAGCGCCGCCGAATTTAAGGCAATGAGCGCAGCGCACGACAAGCGCGCTGCTGAACTTGCCGAAAGCGAAAGCCGCCAGGAGTGGCAGCGCAACAAGAAAGCGGATGGCACTTATAAAACAGCCGCCGAAATCCTGGCCGAACAAGCGGAATTTGCCGAAATCCTGGCCGTGCTCATGGGCTTGAAAGGCCTTGAAATCGAAATCTGCGGGAGCTGGTTATGGATTGGAGGCGAAACGAAAGAGAACAAAGACGCCTTGAAAGGCGCCGGCTGCAGATGGGCCAGCAAGAAAAAACTTTGGTACTGGCATGCTGGCGAATGGGTGAAGAAAGTCCGCCGCGCGTTGACTATGGAACAAATCCGCGACCTGCACGGCAGCGAGTTTTTGAAGTACCGCCCGGAAACGCCCTTGTTACAATAGCCGAAACGCCGCCCCGTGCGGCGTATACCGGGGACCGGCCGCCCCGGTACTGATGAGGCAGGCCACCAAAGGAGGAAAGAACCATGAACAAAGCCGAACAATTAGCGAAAGCTATAGAAACGAGCCTTGCAGCCGTGGAACCGCGCCGCGCGTTATGTTGGCGCTTATGCCGCGAACACGTGGCACGAATCACCCCGGCGCACACCGTTACAGACCTGGCAAATCATTTTGCCGCCGCGTTTTTCGCGGCCGAAGCGCTGAACGCAGAGGCGCGAGGCGTTTGCCGTTGCTATATCGCCTACACTGATATTTTTAAAGCGGAAACGCGCGAGAAGAGCACGCGCCTGGACCCCATCCGCGACGCCATCCGCGCCGCTGGCTATTCAAACTGCTATGACCCCACCACTTTAAGTTATGACGTTGACAAGCGCGAGCACGTTACCGCAAGCTTTACCGTTGGCCCGTGGGGCCAGTCCGGCGACTGGCGCAATCGTGTTTTAAACGGGGACTACCTGCGCGACGAGCTGCAGCGCCTGGAGAAAGAAGCCAGCGGAAAGACGCCGGCCGAAATCATAAGCGACGCAGAAGCGGCAGCCGCTGCCTGGCTGATGTTGAAAAAGCAGCAAGAGGCATATGAGCAGAATATTCTTGTTTTACGGAAAATGCTGCAGGCCGTCACTTTTGACGATTGGAATGATTGGAAGGTTAACGCTTATTAAGGAGGGCTGAAAATGAAACGAGAAGAAGCGTTAAAGCTATTGCGTCAAATTGAAGCGTACCGCAAAACCCCTGCAATGCACGAGGCAGAACGCGACATAACATGTCGCATCATCGCCGCTATGGTTGCAGAAGCAGGCGGCTTTAAAAGCCGCAACGAATGGACCGCAGAAATCAAGGAGGCTTTAAAGTGAAGCGAAAGAAATTTTATCAGCTTGACGGCGTTTATCGTAATAGTCATAATCTTATTATTGACCTTGCGAATAATTGCAACGTTGCAATTTACGGGCCGAAAGTGTTCTTTGTTTGCTGGTTCCTTGCTGGCAACCCCGGCCGCATATATAAAGCGGAAGTATGCGGAACCAGCGTAAGCAATTTTTGTTTAGAACGTTGAATCAGCATTTTAAACTATTCAAAAAACAAGCCCCGAGGCAAACGCCCCGGGGCTTTTCTGTATCCTGCAAACGCGAGCAGGCTATATATTTTTGAAGCCGAAATGTTTTACAGGTATAATCCTAGGGCTGCCATGATTGGAACGCGTGGCGGCCCTTTTCTGTGCGTGCAGCGCATACTTTAGGGAAGCGAAAAAACAAAAAGGCCGAGGCGAAAGCCCCGGCTTTTTTGTTTGTTGTGTGATACGTAAAAATATAATTTCTTCAATCCGTGCCAGCTTTACGCCTTTAGAGCCGGACCGACAAGCACAATACTTAAAAGGCGCTTGCGCTTATCGACAAGGCTATTATAGTATAACGCCCAACCAATAGCAAGCGTTTTCTTAATGTTTGGAAGCGGCAGCGCCGTGCGCCTGCCTTTACTTTTCTTGCTTCTGTTCTGCCCTGGCCTTTTGGAAGCTGTTGGCGTTTATGTCAATCCGCAGCAGTCCTTCTTGAATCGCCAGCATGAGTAGGCCGTCAATGAATGAGCGGCGGCGAAGCGCGTACACTTGCGGACTAATCTCATCCATAACGGAGATTTTGCGGACGGTCCAATGGTATACATACCGGTGCTGAATCGCCTTATAAGACTTGTCACCGAACCGCTGCCGAAACAGAAGAAGCGAACGCTCCATAACATCCAGCCATTTTTCCGGCTGGTAAACCAAAAACGCCTGCCCAAGATAAATACACCGGACCGCAGCAAGCGGCGTAACAGCTTGAATCGCAAGGCGTGCCGTAGAATCGCCGCCGGTCCTCATATCAAATTCCAAGCGTTCCGCTCTCTGTTGCATCCTGGCGGAAACAACCGCTTTACCAATCGCATTTTTGGCAAAGAACAAACTCTCTGCGTGGTCTGCTGCTTCTGCGTAATCCATTTTCTTTACCAGTCCACATCATCGAGCGGGTCTTTCCGTTCCTCTTTCGGAGGATACGGCGCTGTGTTTTCCGCAATCCGGACACATTCCAAATGCTCCATCAGCAAGTAGCTTGCTTTAGAATTTTTGCCGTTCCTATCCACGTATAAATCAGTCTGGAAGCGGCCGCCCACAATAACTTGCGAGCCTTTTGTAACAAAATTGCTGATATATTTAATCAGTCCAGGCACAAAGCAGCGGCAAGAAATGTAATCGTAAACGCGCTTATTATCTTTATCCCGATATTGGCGCGCACACTGTATTTCCAAAGTGCATACCTCTTTGCCGTTCTTCATAACTTTTGCATCCGGTTCAAATTTCACCCAGCCAAGTATCAAACAATTATTCAACATTATAAATTTTCGCCTCAACTTTTGGCGTATCACTATATTTTTTAGAAACTGTAAGTTTAACAATCTGTTTATCATCCTTATAGACAATGCCAGATATAGAATCAAGAATAATTTTTGCGACGTTATCAACATCGGGCTTTTTAATCGGTAACTGTAAGCCGTTTAAAGCCTGCTCCTTGAATTTTTTCGACTTGCTGGCAGGAATACCCACGTCAGCTATTATCTCTACACCTAGTGGCAATTCCGTGAGCGTCAGCCCTATTCTTTGCATTGCTTCACTAGCAAGCAATTTGACATAGGCTTTATAGTTGCGGCTTTTCTCCGGGTCGTATGCTTTTACAAATCCGCCATGAGTAGAAAAGCGAGGCCGTCCCTGCGCCGTCGGTTCGCCTGGAATCGTAAATGTTAATTTCATTTTTCTGCATCCTCATTGCTTTTCTGTACTGAATTGCCAGAATTAAGCTCATTTTGTAAATTGCGAAAAGCTTTAATGCTTTTGTTTGCAGCTGCGATTAAAGCACTATCAAGGCAAGGCCCCAGGCTATATGTTTCTTCGTCCTCAGCCTTCGCCAGCTCCGCCATATACAAGCCAATCAGACTATATACGGCAATGTCCTTCAAACTTTCAGCGATTTTATCGCCGTGAATATCGTGAGTATAAACAAAAGCGATATGCTTTGCCATATACGCTTTCAGCTCCTCAAACATTCCCTCTGCATCGTCGCCGCGTCCGTTCAGCAGCGCGCCGCAGCGAAAATTAGCAAGCTCATCTGCGCCGGAGGAATACTGCTCATGCTTTTTCTTGAACAGTTCCTCCAATTCGTCAAGCTGGCTATACATAAATTCGCTTAACCCTTTATTCATATTTTTGTGCCTCCTTTACATAGTCAACATAATAAACTTCAAGAAAATCTTCCGACGCTTCTGCTTCTGCCTTAACCTGCGCTGCATCAGCGTTATCAGCCTCAACGCAGGTTTGCAAGTCCATATCGGGGAAAGCGATACTCTTCCAGGTTACCAAATATTTCATTTGTCTGCTCCCTCAAACGCGATTGCTTTATTGGCCCACATAACCACTTCTTCAAGCTTTCGCAAGGCGATTTTTCTTTCTCTGCCTTTAGGACACAGGCTGTTGATTCTGTATTCAAGGTATCTGGCACCCACGTTTAAATCTTGGATGCGCTTCGTCTGCTCTTCGCCGACTTTCCTCGGCATCAATCTGCTCATTCTATTACTCCTTTATAAAAAGCGGCGGCGTGGGGATTCTTGACATCAGCTATACGGCTTCGCTACGAATATTCATCAATTCCTATTCGCAACTAACATCTACTGCCATTGCAGCCGTCACGGCAAATGCAGTTACTACGAGGCCTACTACACAGCAAATCACTTGTATAAACTCTATTCTGCCTGCCCAGTAAATCAGCCACGGCGAAATAATCGGCTCATTCATTACTTTTACACCCCACAATCTTTCTACCGCACCAGCAGCAGTGCGACTGCCTAAAATTTTCAAACGTGCCGCCGCACTTTTTGCAGCGATAAAGCGCTATCACCCCTTCATAGCGGCCTGTATGCGTCACTACCGTTGTACGGTCAAGCTCATGCTTGATAGCCTTAATAATCAGTTTTTGTTTGCGCACCGCTTCCGCAAGGCAAACGCTGCCTTTAAATTCTGTTAAGCAACTTTTGGCAAGTCTCAACATTCTGCGATTAGCATCTAAGGTCTCACGCAATTCCCTTTCGTTTGTCGACAGGCTATCCCACCATTTCTGACGTTCTGGAGTCATTTGCTATTCCTCCTTTAGTCAATTTCTTCAGCTTCGGTATATTCAATTTCCTCGTCACAGTTAATGCTAACCGTAGCAGAATCGGTGTCACACACGCCAATTATCTTATCAGTGCCACCATTGCCAACAAAAGCCGTTGCCGAAGAACATTCATCGTAAGCTCTTTCGATAGCATCTTCCTTGTCTTCCGCTTCAAGCTCTACGCACACGAATGCTGTTACCTTTCCGTAAACCACATATTTTTTCATTTATACTTCCTCCTCATCTTTTTGCCAACCGACAACGTCTTGCTCATCACCGATACACTTAATGGTTTTGCCCAGGATTTTACACATTTTCTTTAGCCACTCTACGCTATGCCCTTCAAGCACCTTGTCCATTTCTTCGTCTGACAAGTCACTAAAGCAGATGCTTTGCCAGCTGCCGTCACGCTTAACGCGAAAATACACGCCGTCTAGATCTCTATTCATGTTCAACCTCCTTTTCAATCGCTGCACGAATAGCCGCTATTGCCTGTTGCAAATAAAAATCATCGCCGCTGTTCGTCCAATCGCCTAAAATATCGTCAATATCGTTAACAACTTTCACGCGTTCTTCGTTAGTCATGTTCTTCAACCTCCTTTAATCGCTATCAACAAAGCAGCCGCAGCCGCCAATATCGAATAAGTCTATCTCCTTATGACTTTCCACATCCTGCCGAAGTTGCCTTAATGTATAAGGCTTAGCAACTCCATTCATGGTCTTTTTCATAAATGCTATATCCTTGCCTAATAACTCACGCATGGAATTTTCTTCCTGCTCTGCTCTTGCGTATCGGTCCGGCAACGCTTCAAGTAGTTTTGCGAAATGCCCTTGCCCCGCACGGCAGCAGAAGCCGCCGCAGTTATTATGCGCAAATCCCATAGCGTACAGTCTTGGCGGTTCTATGCCATCAGCCTTTAACACTTCAAGCATATCAACCTTGCTGAGATATGGTGCTTCACTCATTGGATATTCAACCTTGAACGGTGCCCAATTTTTCCTCGGTGCATTAAAACGATGTGTTTCCGTCCAATCCAATCCCAGATACAACTTAGTTTCTTCCGGCTCATAATTGCTGAAAATATAATCATGAGCTGTTTTCTGCTTTAGGATATGACTGCACGGTGCCAGCCTATTGTTCCCTAAAAATCTGCTATCCCGGTACACTTCAAAAGGTGTTCTTCCGTCAGCGATTTTTATCAGTTCAGCGCCTAGCTTCTCCGCTGCCTCGTTGATAAATCTGTATAAGTCCTCGTCCTCTATTTTGGTGTCGGTAAAAAGCAGGACAACGTTCTCTTTACCGACGTTTTCTATAACTCGCTTGGCGGTGCAATAACTACACGCGCCGCCGCTAAAAAATACTACGTGCTTCACTCACGCCAGCTCTTTCGTGTTTTATTACACATGAGCCGGGCACGCCAGCAAGCCACCCATACAGTAAGCTGATTAGACTAACTGCGCAGTTATCGCCAGCGTTTACGTTTATTCTTAGCACTCAATGCGGTGTTCCCAGGTAATCAACCTTTGAGCCTGTGCAGCTCGCCACCTCAACAACCCTTGTTAGGATGAGTGATTCGCGGTATTATTTCTCTTCCTCGCTCCGCACTTCTGCGGCGTATTTTCACACCGCTTGCAAGGCCTATCGCACTCACAGCAGCAGATGTGTAAGAGTGTACTTATCACGCACTCTGGAGCAACAGCCTTGCAGAAGTATTTAGGTTTTATGCGCGCTTCAATCGCGCTTGTTATTTCTCTATTCGGCTCCGGGTCGCTTTTCGGCGGTTGCGGCAAGTCTAACAGTCTAGCGACTTTGCGTTTGCAATTCAGCAAGCCGCAAGATTTCGCTTTCCCTCGCAGGAATTCGCCGGTTTTAACTTTTTTTGTCTTTCCGCAATCGCACCGCACTAAAAAATAAGTGTTTCGTGCGTCCTCATAACCTAAAAACTTTTCAATGGTCAACGTGCCGTACTTCATGCCGACCCATGCCACCCAATTCCTCACGCCAGCACCTCCAAAGTAAGATCATCGCCACATTTCAGCAACTTACTTTTACAAGGTTCATGATGCTTGCGGCTGTACGCGAAGTCATTCATGTAGCATTGCAGGATACGGAATTGATTGTCAATAGCGTTATCATTCAAGCCAATCTGCCGGCCGTACTCAAATACGGCTTTATCCTGCGGCATATACGGCATAATGAGCCGGTGTTCCGCCAGCTTTGCCATTGTCCATTTGAGCAGCATACTGTTCAGCCTATCAGCTAGCGGCTTTCCGTCGCTCAGTTTCTCCATGTTGCAACGGTTTATATTCTCCTGCACATGAGCTTCTTCTGCCTGCTTCAAAGCCGCCTGCATGAGCGCCGGGCTGATTATATTCACGTTAAGGCCGTTCGCACCGGTCAAGGTAAGCGCAATCTGCTCTGCTTTCTTCCACCGGTCAAGGCCTATATTTTGCTGAGTGAAAATTCCCGTCCAAAGGTCGACTGTTTCTGACAGAATTCTTTTCGCTTCTTCCAGGCGATCAAAGCCGGGCCGTATATCCTGCGGCATCCGTTTTCCTGCCTGTTGCAGTTTAACAATCGTTTGGGCTATTCTCTGCTGTTGCAGCATCTTCTTCGCCTCCGTACAATTCGTTCACTAGGTCCATGCCTGTATAATCATTCCTGCCTTGCTTCTTGCTGTTGCCGCTGGCATAGTTTCTTGCTACGGTCTGCACATACGCAAAATTTCTCGCGCCGTGCTCTACCGCCGCTAGTATTCCTTGCTCAACGGCAGCTTCGCCAACCTCACCTAACAAGGCTTGCCGACTTACTCCAACGATTGGAGTAAGCGGCATCATGTTTTTCTCCCACAAGGCAAAAATTTCATGTGTTTTTGCCTCGTCATCGTCATTTCTTTTAGGATGATGATAATCATCCTTTTCTTTATCTCTATACTCTATACTCTTATCTCTAATCTCTGTCGGACATTTTGTCCCTTTTTCTGGGGACATTTTGTCCCCCTTTTCGGGGACATTTTGTCCCTTTTTATTTTGACGTTGCGTCTTTTTCTTCGTCGCTGATTCTGACGCGCTACCGCTGCCGGTCATATTAGCAACCTCCGGCAAGTAGCTTTCGCCTTTATCGTTCTTCTCAATAAGGCCAATTTGTTCAAACAAAGCAAGCGCGCTTTCGACGATTTCAATATCAAATTGCGTCTGTTTAGCGATTGATTCAGCAGTATGCTGAATAGTCATTTTGCCGACCTGCCGAACAAGGACGCCGTCAGTTTTCAATGATTTTAAGCACAGTTTAAGGTACAAGAGTACGTATTTTTCGCCGTTTTCCTGGTCCTCTAGCCACTCAACGACATCACTTTCAAAGAAATTTTCGTTGAGCTTTAACCAATAATACCTGCCAGCCATGTTTTACTCCTCAAAGATGTAGGTACTTCGTACACCATTTTATTGTTCTTCCGGTATACCTTGATTCTTCCGTCCTTCTTGCAGAACTTCAAAAATCTATACCAGCGTTTCGGATTGCTCTTTCTATACGAATACATAGAAAGAAGATGAAGTCCATCTGCTCCCTTGATAAGCTCAAAGAATAAGTCGAAAGCATCTGGCTTTGCTTCTTCTAAATCGTCCGCAAATTTGTTGAAGCCAAAGTGTCCTTTACTAAGAACTATTGCTTTACTTTTTTCGCACGGTGTCGCTTTTACATTCAACATTTTGTCCCGCTCCTTTCAAATTTTTAGGGGGACATTTTGTCCCAAAGTTGGGGGACATTTTGTCCCCACTTTTCGGGACATTTTGTCCCCGATGATTTTGGTTATTTCATGCTTGCTTCAATTTCTTCTGCCGTGAAGATTTCACCGGTTGCAGTATCAACCTTGCCACCCTCTGCAAGCTCCTGCGCTTGCTCTGTAGCGTTCTCTGCGTCAACGTCGATGTATTCAGCCTCGCCGGTTTCTTCGTTGAGCACAGCGGCTTTTCCGTCGCTCTCTAACGCTTCCTGCATCTCGATGGACATAGGCGCGTAGGTTTTCATGATAGAGAGAAGAACGGTTTTGCAAGCCATAGCGTCAAAATCAGACTGCCACGGGCCACTATTAAAAGCCTTACTAAAACGTTTAGCATAGGCGATAACTTCTTCTTTAGTCCAGTATGCGGTCTTGCTAAAGCCGTTAATGGTTTCAAATCTTGCAAAGTAGCCTACAATATTATCAGAAGTTTTTTTGCCCGGCGTATATGCCTCGGTGAATCTGTTCCAACCTCTGATTTCACCCTCGTACACCGGCGTCATGATGATATGCTTCATCTTGCCGGTACGCATTGCAAGCTCAATCACGCCCTTATAACCAATCTGGAATTGAGCGCTGCCCTTGTACGGAACAATCCATGCCTTACCCAAAGACGGGTTAATGGGAAGGTCCAGGCTTGCAGCAGTCGCAGCAGCCGCCAGAATAGTTTTCGGGTTCGCCGTGGCCAGCAATTTATTATTGTTAGTCAGTGTCAGCAAAGAAGAAAGAAAGCCTGCGCTTTTCTTACCTAACATCTTTTCAAAACGTTGTTGTACGCTTTGAGAACCAATCATTACACCTAATGCAGAAGGTGCTTTGCTAGCGGCCGCAGGTGCTGCCGCTCTTTTTGTAATACCTTTTACTGTTGCCATCTTCTTTTAACCTCCTTAATTTCAAACAATCTTTTTCACTGTCATACAAAATTTCTTCCAGCGACAAGTCTAATGCTTGTGCCAATTTTACACGTGTACGCAATGCAATATTTTTAACTACGCCGCATTCGTATGAGCTGATGGTCGGCTTTTCTACGCCAACCATTGCAGCAACATCGCCTTGCAGCATGTTTAATTTTTTCCGCTTATGGAACAGCATAACGCCTAATTTCTCTTGCTCTGTAAGGCTCATTTTAACGTGAACCTCATACTAGGCTTGCCAACCTTGGCATACTTTTCGTACACGTCCGGCAGGTCTTTTTTCAGTGCCTTTTTGTCCAGCGTTACTCTTCCGGCGATCTGTATATAGGTAATTTTTCTATCCATAAACACGCCGCTTTCGCTGCCGTTCAGCATGAGCTTCAAGGCGTTTTGTGCCTGCGCTAACTGTTCTTCCAGTACCTTTTTCGTTGCCGTCAGTCCGTCAATACACTTAATGTATTGCTCTGCTGCGCTAGGCAGTGCGATACTGTCAACCGCTAACTTATCCTTATTCATTTTGTCAATGGTTGCGGCAGTGCTTGCGCTGCCGTCAACCTCCGGCGGAATATCGTTTTGCAGGTTGTTCCAGAATATAATCGCTTGCGCTCTCATATCTGAAATAAACTCATCGTTACGGGGAATTTCTTTCCATACAAAATGGTTGCCGCCGATTAAGCAGGCGATGTACCATTTGTCACAGCCGGTAATAGCCATGTACCATTGACACTGGCAATAGTAGCTATCTGGCAGCTCGTCCCCGTCCCAATCTTTCGACTTAAAGCCGTTCGCAGTCTTACATTCAAGGCCTGCGTTTTCACCCACCACTAATCTGTCGACGTTCGCAAGCATGAAATCATAGTTATCATCTTGCAACGTGCCGCTCTTGCGTACCTTTTTACCGGTCAACTCACAGAATCTGTCAGCTACAACCTGTTCAAGGACCGTACCCCAATAAACGAATTCATTATTGGAAAGGTCCTCCGGCTCAACATCACCATGCTTTTCAGCGTAGAGTGCGTAAGCGCTTTTCCAGGGATTAAGTCCCATGATGCAGGCAATATCACTGCCGCCGATATCAATATTGAGGACGCGTTCCCACGCCACGCGGTCAGCCGCCTGCTCAACGGTCATAATCATTTTACCCTTCAATTTCATGCCTCCTTAGATTTCTTTATATAACGGAATAACAATTTGTTGTCCCGCTTGTAACTCTTTACCTATGAGATTGTTATGCTTGCGAATGTCAAACATCAGCTCGCGACAATCTCTGTACTTGTCCTGCTCTTTCATATGAGCATTTGCAATATCCCACACTGTCTCCCCTTCGCTTACATAGTAAGCAACCAGGGTTCTGCTATAACTAGGGAACAAAAAACCATGTGCGCTAATGGCCAGCTTTGCGGCGCTGCACACGGTAACAAGCAGGCCGCTTTCCTTATCCACTACTTTAGAGAAGTTCATGTGCGACAAATCTTTGCCGCATACAACACATCTTCTTTTCTTCTTAGTCACTCAGTCATCTCCATACTTCTTCTTCCAATTCAAGAGGCGTAATGCCCATATATGCGGAAAATTTTGCGGGGCTGATATGATAAGTCCAGTTCTTTTTACTGCTCGCGTGGAAGGCCACACCGAACGGCAAGGCACCGCAGCGCAAGCCGCAGCGCACAA